TCTTCTTTGTGCACAGAATATGTGTTAATCATGTTATCTAAATCCGTTGTTCCAATCGTTAAAATTGACATCCATATCACCTGTTTTTCTTAATGGCGTAATTGTCCGCCGCTTTGACAACGATTTCCTCTATCTGATTACCGCCTACATAGACCGGAATAAAGATGTTCTCCGGCCCTTTTCTCGTGACAGTTTGAGGCAGATTGGCAAGATTGGACATAAATGCCCGGAGCGCCGTTGTCTCGTTTGGTACTGACCTACCGTAAGCCTGCCCCTGCATCTGCGACACCATGCCGCTTGCAGATACAGCCTGTGCTGCCTTGAGTGCATTCTCAGATGATTCTACTGATGCATCCTCAAGCAAGTAGGCGTTATCGTCAACGCCCTTTGCCGCACCTGCCGGAATTTGTTTACCGACCTGTTTCGCGAATACCCGCGACGGTGATTTGATTCCAAGAAAATCTTTAACGGTTTGCAGCGCCTTGGCAGCAGCTTCTTTGGCGGCATCTCCGAGCTTCGAAGCTGCATCCGTGATTCCTTTTTTCACTCCATCGATGATGTTCTTTCCGAGCGTACCCCAGTCGATTTTCCCCAAGGCTTCCTTGATCTTGTCGAATATTTCGGGTCCTGATTCGGACAGGGCGCTCGCCGCGTCGATGATTCCAGTTAAGAGGGCTCCTATGATCTCAATAGCGGCTTCTATGATCATCGGGAGCGCATTAATAAGCGCCGTTACAATAGAGATGATGATGTCCGGCACCATTTCGATCAGCGCCGGGATTGCGGAAACAAGCCCCTCTATGAGAGCGATAAGAATCTGCACGGCCGTCTCGATAATCATCGGGAGGTTTGCCATTAAGGTGTCGACTATGGTTGTGATCAATGTGGGAAGCATAGCAACCAGTTGTGGTCTTGCAGATGCTATTCCCGTGATCAGTGCCAAAAGAATCTGAATGGCTGCCGTGATGATAAGCGGCAGATTGTCGATAAGCACCTGTACGATTGTACCGACAGTGTCAACCATCATCTGAATAAGTTCAGGGATCATCCCTGTGATGCCATTTACAAGAGCAAGTAGAATCTGAATTCCTGCATCAAGAATTAATGGCAGGTTTTCCATGAGGGTTGATACAACCGTCGTAACGCATGTAACCATGGCGGGGATAAGTGTAGGAAGCGCCGCCGCTATGCCCGTGATAAGGCTTGTAAGCAGCGTCATTCCGATAGTAAACAGTAGAGGTAAGTTTGTCGTAATGGTTGTAATGAGTCCGGTAACTATTCCGACTCCTGCGGTTGCCAGTGTAGGAAGCTGTGCAATTAAAGCATTAAGCAGTGTAGTAAGAAAGCTATTCGCCATAGTGATTACAGCCGGCAGTTGAGCAGTGATCCCGCTAAGGATCTGCCCGACTACTCCGCCGGCCGCACTAATAAGCCCCGGTATGCCGTCCTTGGCGAAAGCATCAGTTAGAGTTGATACCATGCCGATAGCTTCAGGCAGGAGTGTCTTTGTCAGGCTATCCGAGATAGGCTTAACGACTTCGCCAACCAACGAATTAGCATTGTCCTTGAGTGTACTGATAAGTCCGTCGAATGTTGTCGACGCGGTTTCCATGCCCTTGTAGAACTGACCGCCCTCGGATGTTGCTGTCTTGAATGCAGCCGTGAGTTCGTCCGCGGATATTCCGCCCTTGGACATCCTGTCTGTGAGCTCCGACATTGATTCGCCGGTCTTTTCCGAGATGACTTTTAGCGGATTAAATCCTGCCTCGATCATCATCTGACAAGTCTCGCCGGTGAGCTTACCCATCGAATTGGCTTTACCGAATGCATTTGTAAGGGAACCGAGTTTTTCAGCGTTCCCGAGAGACACATCTCCGAGCATCGTGAGTATTCCAGTCGAATCATCAGCAGCCACGCCAAAAGCCAATAGGGTAGTTGTCGCCGTTGCAAGATCAGACATCTCAAACGGAGTAGCAGCTCCCAGCTTCTTGAGTTCATTGACCTTCGCTACAGCTGCCTCTTCGCTCCCAAGCATGGTCTTAAAATTTGCAGTGTAGTTTTCCATTTGAGCATTGTATTTAACGCCGGAAACGACCAGAGCGCCCATGCCGGTACCAACTGCTGCAAGTGCTCCGACTGTGATGCCGGCCATGCCCGCCGCGGCTGATCCGATCGCTCCAAAGCCTTTGGATGCAAACGATCCAAGCCCCGACAAACTAGACTTAAAACCAGACTCATCTAGTTCGGTCCCGATCTTGATTGTGCCGTCGTTTGCCATGCTTCCACCACCTTTTATGTGTGAAAATCATCGGCACTAAGGCACTACTTGATTTTGATTTCGAATTCTTGTTTGCAGTTTCGCCCCTTGCATCGGACGAAAAGACCTTTACTCTGTCCTGTTTCGTCATACTCAACGGGCATTTCATAGCCACAGTGCGGGCATTTAACTTTCTTTCTCACTGTTGACCTCCGCCATTTTACGGTTGATGTGTTTGAGCATATCCGCATCCCGTTTCGCGAGCGCCATTTTGCTATCGGCATTCGTTTCAGATTCGAGAGCGTATAGGTTTTTCATGTCGATGTAAAACTTCTTCTGATGTTTGTCCATGCCAGCCGTATCGGTTACCCGGTAGCTCATGATCTTGGACATTTTCAGATCGTCGTTCAGCGACTCAAACATGCATTTGAACTTCCACCAGTGCAGATCCGCGCTTGCTATGTCCTGCAGGTCGAGCTTGTACTGGGTCTGAAACGCCGAATAGATAAATGGCGCGTCCTGCTCAAAGCAGTAGCACCGCTTCGAGTTCGAGGATCCCTTACTTTTACTCTTACTCTTCTTCTCATCCTTGCCGCCCCGGTAGAACCACATCATCATTTCAAATGCTTGCGCCGTATCGTCCGGCATATTCTCGCCATAGAATAATTCAAGCGCGGTACCGACTCTGTCAGTGTCGCTCAAGGCGTTGTCGAAGATGCAGATTTCTATCAGGATAAATGTTCGAAATCCATAATTGACAGGGTAATCGGTGCCGTCGATTGTTACTGACCGAGGGAGTTCGTCAATCATGATGTTCATTTATCTCACCCGTTTGGCGCTATACTTCGTGACGATCTGCATCTTTGCCTCTCCGACTATTTCGCAGAATTCATAGTATGCGTTCTGCGCTGTCATGGAGTTCTTGCAATCCCCGATAACATCAGCACCGGTTGCAGAAATAAAGAACGTTTTGAACATCTGGATCAGAACCTTGTTCATGTCGCTCATTTTCTTGGTTTTTGATGCATCCTGAATCTTCTTTTCCGACCAAGAGAGCTGATCAACCGCCTTTTCAAAGGCTTCGGAATGATCGATGTCAAAGATATCAAATTCAAACTCAACGTTATTAATTTTCATTGTCATAAAATTTCCCTCCTCAAAAGGAAAGCGGGGCATATTTCAGCCCCGCCGGTTGATTAAGCAGCAGTGGTAAAGTCGGTACCGGATGCGGCCAGACACTGACCGTAAATGTCACATACGCCAGCAACGGAAATAAGATACTTCGTTGTTCCGGCAAGAGCGGCAGTCGGCGTAATGGTGAGGATCTTCTTGGTTGCGTCCCACGACTGGGCGGCCGCAACGATATCACCTGTCACCGAGTTGAGCAGCGAGACCGCGGATCTGGCAATGGCATTGTTAAACGTCAGTACCATGCTCGATGCTTTTGCGATTGCTGTAGCGGCATCAGCCGGAACAACAGTAGAAAGGGCAACAGCGGAAATGGATCCGGGAACGTAGGTGTATGCAGCGGGCTTCCCGCCGCATGATTTCAGCTCGATGTCGATAGCAGAATTTTCTCCGCCGTTACCACCGCCGTCTGAATTAACCACGATAGCAATCTGGCCAGTTTCGCCGATGCCCGTGACTATGTTGTAATAAACATAGTTCGTAACAACAGCCTTACCGATACCGAACTTAACCGCGAACCCGAGCATGTAGTCCTGAGCAGCATCGCCGATATAGCGATCACCTGCGAGCTTAAATGTCCGCTGGTTCCCGGTCTTGGTTGTGGTCGGGCCCATGCGGATATAGGTCTTTTCGGACAATACCGGATTGAGCTGGGCGTCCACTCCTTCGACAAACAGACCGACTACACCATACGCCGGGATAAGCGTCGCTACAGCATTGGTAGGATCCATGTCAATGGCGAGTACATACTCATCGTTTACAGCCGCCCCGGTATAAACCGGATTCGTTGTAATTCCTGTCATTAAGGTTGATACAAGCATTTTTAATCCTCCTCATAATAAGTTACTTTGCACTGCAGCATGTATTTTGCAGTTGCGGTTGTGATGTCAACGTCGGCTAAGTTTGGCATGTTTTGCAGTGACTCAATTTTCTGCACTTTGCACTTAACCCCGAGGTTCGGGAATGCTTTTATTTTGTTCTGTGCGTCAATCCAGTCGCTGAAATCCTGCGCCATGTTCATAGCCAATAGATTTAGGTCGTCCGTGCCCTCTGAAAACGATTTCGAGATGATGACCGCGAAACCATATTCCTTGACAGCCCCGGAGTGTAGGTATTTTTTGATTGTTCTTGGTGCATAAGACGGGATGAAAGCGATCGTGTCAGGCGTTCCCAAAGACACGTTGAAATTGAGAACGTTCCCGACTACCTCCAAAACCTTAGCTTCAAGATAGGCTTTCATGATGTCATGTTTGCTCATTTTGTGCCTCCCTTGATGTAGTTCTGTACCGCCCTTTGCAGGTCTGACATTCTTGCGGCTTTCATGGCTTGATCCCAATGTGAAGTAGCGAGCGGTTTCGAATATCGAAGCCTTTTTCCTGTAGATACTTTGTACTCGCCGTGCGAATAAGATGATCCAGTGGTCGAAGAAACAAATAAGATACCACCGTATTGATACCTGGAGTATGGCGCAAGATAATGCACTACGCCCCCGCCATTCTCGACATACGTTCTGACATCCTTGATCATGACGTGATTGAGTTCAGGAACATACGGCTGCATAAGCTTTCGCGCTTCGTTCGCCATGAACAACTGCGTTTTGTCGCCGCCAGTCGTTTCTTCGATGATCGTTTTTTCTGGCTTGTTGAATTCAAAGCTGATCTTATTACCCATATCAGCCACCAAACCTGTAATGCAACTGTACCGCCCCGGAGTTGTCCGAGAATGCCGTTGCCTTGAATGCGCCTGGTTTGTTACGGCTTAACACCTGAGCCGCCGTGTTGGGACTTGCAGAGGCTATTACCTCTGAAGAATTACCCAAAATAATCACGTCGCCTAGATTGCCGGTGAAGTACTGACCTCTGGATGCAGCAGGAACTTTGACCCATTCGGCATATGGCTTGTACTTTGTACTTGCCGGGATCCTCGAAACATACGATCCTGCCATTTGTGAAGATGTCCCGGAATTAACAGCTGTCTGCAAGCACTTGGAAAAGCACTCAGGGAGTACAGTCTTATACCATACATCCGCTGTGCCGTCCGGATTGTCCGCACCTTTAAGGCAGTTATACAAAGTGATTGTCTGGTTGTAGTTCGGGTTCAGTGCCACATGTCTACCCCCCTGCGCATCAACACAGTACCGGATAGGTATTTCTTAGCGATAGAGTTGATAGAGCCGTTCTTGTTCAGGAGTGCCGTTGCATCGAAGCTGCCAGACTGACCGTCGTTTCCGAATGCCGTCTGAATCATTCCTGTAGCGGTTGCTTTTTCGAGCTTGTACAGGTACTCAGCGATGTCACAGAGGCAGTCCTTGATGTCAGTCAGAACGAGCGTGATTACTTCGTCCCTGATCGTAATGGTTGCCACTGTGCTCACGATAACAACAGAAGAGAGCCGCCCACCGGTTAAGGTGTTCAGCTCCCTTTCTGCCTGCTTCTCGTAGAATGGAAATTCGGTTGCACCTATGACAGCCGCAGAACCTGCCCTGTATGTGCTCGTGTAATAGGTCGAGTCAACGATTGCTGCCATTGTGTGCCTCATTCCTTTTTCTTTGTCGGCTTTTCTGCCGGCTTGACCTCTGCATATCCCTTACCGATCCAGTAAGGGAGTTCTGCAGCGGATGTCTCGACGGTTATACCGCCATTACGTACCTGCATGATCAAGTCGTGCTCTTGTGGAGATACACGCCCTTGGCCTTGTTCTCATACACGAATGCATCGTGATACAGGAGGAACTGATACAGCCAAGAATCCTTGATCTGGTTTGTGTCCGGATCAAAGACTTTAGGGATGATGAACTTGGGAACCTGCACAACAGCCTCGGGATAGACGATCATGAAGTTGATGTCTCTGCCGGTTGTGGCTGTCTTGGCATAGCCCCATGTTGACGCACCGTCATTCAGGGTGACCTGCGTATAGAACCGCGAAGCAGGAACGAACGTAACGACCATGTCGTTGTACCCGGCGATAACGGTATTAATAACACCGTCAGAACCGAACTGGCGTGTCAGAGAGGCGTTCAGAGCAGGCTTGAGATTGGAGTTGATGAAAAGCTTTCTGCCGGCTGCAGGAACTTCATCAGCGTCCATCTGACGAACTGCTTCATCAATAGCGGCAAGGATATCAGTCTTTGTCAGGACTGCGGGAGTTGCAACAACGCTGATGCCTGATGCCCCGGCGTACTTAGCGAAACGGTAAGCATCGAGCTCTGGAGTTACCCAGTCGCGCATGAAGTTACCGATTACGGTACCGAATGTCTTACCGAGAGTGGCCTCGTCGTCGATTCTTCCAACCGAGATTTCCTTGCCTCTCATCTGAGCGAGAGTCATTGTTTCCCACGCGGCTGTAACGTCGCCCGAGGGATATCCGGTAGACTGGCTGTAAGTTCCGAGTCCGGTTGTGGAGACCTTGAGAATCTTGATCTCATTGACTCCGGAAAACTCCGAAACCATGGAGGGAGTATCGAGAGCCTGCGTAACAGACTGTGCTTTGTAGATCAGGTCAACAACAGGGGCCATTTTCGAAGCGAGTGCAATTGAGTTTGCCATAATTATTTCTCCTTATTTTGTAATCCTGCGCCCTGCATGAGTGAGGCTGTAAATGCATCAAGCACTTTTCCGCCGCCTGCTCCTGTGGGCGCTACTCCGTTGAGAATCGGTTCATTGGCGCCGAATATGAAAGACGTGTCCTCGGCCGCTTTGAGTGCCGCGAACTTGGTTTCGATATCGGCTTCTTGGTTCTTGCTTAACTTGAGGGTTTCGACATCCAAAAACGGAATGACCGCCTTGACATTTTTGGCCCCGTGCTTTTTGGCCGCCTCGGTTAACTTGCTCGTGAACTCGTAATCTGATTTGATCTGATCGGCTTTTGCGTTGGCGGCAACAAGATCGGTCTGATACTGTGTCACCTTACCCTTGATCTCGTCATAGTCCTTGAATCCGTCGATGGTTGTATTGGCCGTAGTTAACTGCGTCTTAACTGACTCATAATCAGTTTTGATCGTGTCGTACTTAGCCTTTTCAGCCGTGACATCTTTTCCGTTTGCCGCCATAACCGCACTGATCTGTTCCTCTGTGAGTCCGAGTGTCTTGAGTTCTTCCGTTTTCATCTTTCTTACCTCTTTCTTTCTCATTAAGTTGTTTAAGGCGTGTAACTGACCGCCGAGAATTGACTGTTTTAAGTCTGATCAACTGACTAATTATTGCCAGATCAAACCTTTAGGGTTCTTTCGGGCATGAAAAAAGCACCCGGTTAAGAGTGCCTTTCTGAGAGATTGTTGCTTTTGTAAAGCCAGAACCATGATCTACCTTGCGTCTATTACTGGCTGTCAACGCTCAAGGCTTGAACTATCGCATTGGTCTGTCCTCCTTTTTCCCATTACTGATTCCCATACGGCATCAAATGATATTTTTGCTAGTAATTCAGAAAACATTTCACACCGCCTCATATGTCTTCTCAAAGATGTCAGGCTTGCATGGATAACATTCTCCGCTCACGCCCTGAATGATGAAGTCATAATCTGAAACGTGCATCTCACCCTCGAGGGTGACTATCGATATGCTCTGAGAGTTATCAATTTTATTTGTTCGACTTGCTATAAGATGTGGAATTGCCCATTCAGGAAATGGACCGTAATTGCGTCTCATTTCCGGTGTCATTTGTACTGCTTCAATTACAACTGGTTTCTTTCTGTACTTTGCCATAAATCCTCCTTACATTACTCTCCCAAGCCCGTCAATCGTGACTCGTTCCCTCTGTTGTGGCAGTCCCATAGCCTTTGACAGGCCCGTGTACTCAGCAGATGAGCCTTGATACCGGCTCATAGCGTTCTGAATGTCCAGTGGATCACCGCCTCCCTGCTTTAACAAGCTGATCTCTTGCCTCTGTGCTCGCATATTCGTCTCAAGCTGTCTCTGTCTCTGCAAGGCCTCTGACGTGGTGTATTCCTTGCCGTTGTACTTCTTCGGTACGTTTTCAGCGTCGTTCATCTGCTTGAGTTGCTCGTCAGTGTAGGTCCGAACTGAAGCACCCGGGACGAAGGCAAGATAATCGTGCATACAATTTGGTCCCTTGATTCCTGCGGCTGTTCCGAGCCCGCACTGATCAATCAGTTCTTTTTTCGTGAACACCTTGCCTTGAAACCATTGGTGATCTTCTCTCGCTCCTGCGTGCCATGTGATTTCAAAGCTGTTCGTTCCTAGGTCCTTAGCGGTATTTTCATTGATGTGCGACATGGTCTGATTGAAGCCCGTCATGGTTGCCCTGCGAGCTGCCACTGTAACCCTGTTGTGATATCCGGACTCGTAATCTATCCATCTAAGCCCGGAGTTCGTCATATCCTTGACTGTGCGACGTAGGGATTCGGTGTAAGAAAATGCGCCCGTTGAGATATCGCCGATTGCCTTATCAAGTGTTTTCTGATAGAACTGCGTAATGTCCAGCGCCTTGAGCTTTCCGTTTTCCTGTGTGACAAATCCGAGTGACTTGCTGATGTTCAGGAATTCATCCTTAGTCTGCTTCTTGACAGCTTCCATAAGTGATTGCAGCTCGATGTTATCGGCGACTGGAACCGGAACATTGCCCGTCTTGGTGTACAGATCAGCGTTTCGAATGTATTCAGCTTTGACCGCCTCTGCATAGATATCATCGATTGCCTTGTCGGATAGGTTAAGCGTAAACTGAATGGCTTTCTTGATCTCTTGCTTGGATTGCCCTAACTGTACGAGCCTTGTTATCTGCCAGTCAGCAGATCGAGTAATAGAGGCGTTGATCTGGATCCGGCGCACGATATCGGACATAATGCGATTCTCAAGATCGCCGAATGCAGATACCGGACCTGTCGGGATTCCCTCGATGTCAGATGCTTGCATATTACCCTCCGACTCTGCTTATTTTACAAGCGAATTGCTCCATTTCTTATAGCAATCAAGATATCCCTCTTCCTTGTCGCCGTTCCACGTAAATTCGTAATACATTCCGTCCGAAACCGTTGTACTCAAAAGTGCCTTGTTGTTTTGTAAAACCTTACACTGCCACACAACGTAAACCATGCTCGCTTCAAGCGGGGTTGAATCGGAAACATCTCTGTTATTGTTGAAAAAATTAACAATTGCGCTTATGGCCTTTTCCCTAAAATCTACTTCGTTCATAATTTCCTATCCTCTCCTTACACAACGCCCGTCCTGATAGGCTCTGCGTCTGTGCTCCGTTAAGTGACTTGCCCTGTACCTCTGCTGCTGGCGTTGCTAGGGCTGTTTGATTGCCCCCCCAAACGTATCCGGCATCACACCCGCACTCTGCGGCACGTTCGCCTTTGCAGTCGCTTCATCTTCGCCGTACCACTTCATGCGGTATTCCCATGGGTTCATCAGTCCGGCCGCTACATCGGCTTTGTCGCTTGCCTTGTTCGATTCATCGTCAGTCAGAATTGAATCGCCGAATTCGCACTTGTATTCATATCCGGTATTTACCAGACCGTTTACAAATGCCATAGCATCAACCAAATCACTTAAGCAATCCTTGAGGTTGTCCTCGATCGCTATGACGCGGTTGTACTTTGTCTTTTTGGCTGACTTAATCTCTGTTGCTGTTTTCTCAATCGTCGCTTCTCTGGACAGATCGCCAAACGACAGCCCGACATTCGATTCAATGTTTCGCTTGAATTCCTCAAGACCCCCTATATAGCCGTCTCCTCTAAGCTCCGGAGAAAACGCTACATAAGGCGCCTCTGCATCTCCATTGCCTTTCATTCCGAGAGCACGCAGTAATCGCTCTTTGGGTCTGAGTCGATACCCCTCGTCATTCGCTTGCGGTATTGCTTCGGGATCCGCTATGATCGCCCGCTCTGCTGATTCATACTCCCATTCCAGGCGTCCGAACTGCTTGTCTGCTTTCTTGATCAACTCAATAGCAGATTCGAATATCGACACGCCATTGAACGAACGGTCGATCTTGTTCTTCAGCGGGTTTTTGTAGTACCCGAAATCCGGCTTGTTCCAGTCAGGATAGAATATCTCTGGCTTGAGTTTCGCCCAGTCATCGAAAGTATCGAGCGGAATCTCTCTGCCGATGTCTGATTCTGACTGCGACTTATAAGCCTTGTTTGTAATCGTAAGTCCTGCATCAGATACGGTATGCCTCTCTAATCGCCTGTAGTGGTCGCTGTCACCTTTGCGTCTGAGCTCAATGAAGATAACGTCCATGAGTCTGCCACGCGAATCGTAGGCAATGGGAACGAAATCACCCTGTGCTACGTACTCAACAGCAGACACGCCCAAAGGCTTGATACAGAACGCACCTAAAGCAATGCCCTCTTGGAAGTTCTCATTAAGATCCCGAATAGCTGCCTTGTACAGAACGTCCAGCTTATCATTGCCAGTGGATGACTCCATTTCATTGAGACAGACATCTGCAAACTCTCGGGCAATGGATGACTCAAGACCAAGCGAACAGATACCGTCTTTGTCAGATATCCACGCCGCTTTACCGTCGTACATCTTCCGCCATATATCGATCCGTGTAATCATCGTGGATGTGATCGCTGCTTCACCGCCTACGATCTTCTTAATATCCGTGGTCGAAAACATAGCTTTCACCCCCTGTAGGAATGCCTTGATTGATGTAATTAAAGACATTCGCTTCACTCCTCTTTATCGTCATACGGTAGAAACTTCTTGATTTGTTTCCACATTCCCATAACAAAATACCTGGTGCCGTCTAAGCAATGGTCGTTCTCTTTGACTGGCTGTTCTGTGCCTCGCTCAATTGATTTCTTGTCATACGAATACAGCCCGAACTCTTTTGTAAGTTCCGGCTGCTCCCAGACAGATAAGACGTTGTATGTTAGGCACTTCTGGACTCGCGATATGCCAAGAGCCACACCGTTCTGCGCGTCCCTTATGAGGATCCTCGGCATTGCTCGCTTTATTTCCTCGGCAAGTCCTTTAGCAGACGGGTCAATAAAAGCGTAACGAACAATACAATCATATGTAGCTTCGATTCGTTCCACGAATGAGACAAAATCTTTAGCATACTGAGACGGCGAGCGTTGATGCCCTGTTGATCTTCCTGAATGATAATACTCACCAAGGCCACCTACTCTCTTAAGCGATGTCCACAGTCCAAATGCCTCGAATGTCGTTGCGTTCATCTGTCCATAATCGATTCCGATTCCTACAGTGTCGGGCGATATCGGGTTATTCCGTTCGTCTTGAGGCGGGATGCTGATATGGTCCTTGCAGAACATGTAATAAATAAGCTCGTCTATGCCGATACACAGTCCAAGCCAGAGCCAGTTAAATAGCTTGATGTCTGACGCTTTGAGTAGTTCTGCTGATTCTAATAGTTTCTTACCAAGCCACTCTTTGGGAACGTCCCGATAATCAAGATGAACGTGCAGAACATCCGGCCTTAACTTCATCTTTTCAAGCCATGCCATGATAGGCGCATTCGGGTTTTTCGGAGGATTAAACAAATAAACGATCTGAAATACTTCGTTGTTCCCCCTGCTGAAAGTCGCCTCTATATTTAGTAGTTCGTCCTCTCCTGCTCCGGAATCAAAGAACTCTGTAAGCTCGTCAATCACTACGTACTTAATCGGTCTGGATTCATCAATTACGCCTTTTGTGTCGTCAATTGAATCGTTACCGGTGAAATAGATTGTATTCTGTAATTTCTTATAGCAAATCTGCATAGGCGAAAGACTTATCTTGAACCGATTTTTTGATATGCGAGTCCGATTGATTGCTCGAAGTGTTTCCGTGTAAACTGTTTTCCTGATCTTGTTGTGAAACTTCCTTATGACAACAATAGAACACAATTGTTCTGATATGATCTTTGCTATTGTCCGGATAGAAGCAAAGGATGATTTAGTTGCCGCTCTTCCAGATGTCAGAATGATATGCGTGTGTTCCGTGTCGAAAAAAACATCATCCAACTTTTCGATTGTTTCCTCAAGTAGATAGACCGTCTTTTCGTCTTCCAAACACAATCACCACTCCATCATCGTTATTGCTTACATCATCGTCCTCATTCAGCTTCTTAGCTTGTGCCTGGATAAGTCCAAGCTTGGCCTGCTGTTCTTCTGTTGCCATATTCATATGCTCCGTGAGCCAGTCAAGGGCTTTCATACGGTCAGCCAGTTTAATAGAATCGCTTTTCCCTGTCTTGACCTCACTGATTATCGTGCCGTCTATTTGGTCAGAGGGAACAAAAGACATGTTGTTGATTGTCTCGATTCCGTTATCTGTCTCGACATCTCGCGCTATCCATGTGATGTAGTCCGTCATGTCAGCAAAGGCAATGTCCATGTACTTCTGAAAGATGTCGGAGGGCTTGAGCATGGCTTGAGAATAGCGCTGTTCCTTGATCTTCATGATTTCATCACGAATCTTGACATTATCCAACAGTCGGGATCCGCAAGTGCACGCGGTAATGTAATCGCACTCGTAAGCCTTTTGATATGACTTCGTCGCATTAAACGACTTGCCATAATGTAAGCAAAACAATTGCTGCTTGGCTGTGAGCGATGTATTTGAGATAACCGACTG